TTTAATTCTCCTTGGAAACCATCACGGATAACCCACTTAGGACTTCGTGACCAACCATCTCCCGTCTTCTCTGGTACTACATCTTTACTCGGAACCATCTCCTTTTTCTTAACAAAGAAGAACTCTGGGTCACTACCTAAAGATGACCGACCGTCTGATAAACTTAACTGATTGAACATAATAATTTTTTACTTATAACATGCACCCATACGTACCTCCGTTACTCGGACAGGATAGCGTTAATCTAATAGATTTTACACATGACTCATAGTATGCTGTCAGGACTATACTTGTATCGCCAACGGCTTCCGAGATTCTACCTGTTCAGGCTAGTGTTGTCTGCTACTCTGCCCTTGTATATCACTACAGAGGTATACAAAGGTGCACGTTACTCTACTTAATAAGACTTGATAATTTCTTTTACTTGTTTGCAGTAAGACTCTAATCGTTCTCCTGCATAGTATACCTTAGCGGTATACTTTTGTCCACCCTCTACAATGAACTCTTGTTCCCTCTCTACGTACCCTGCACCTAGCTCCATGTTTAGAACATTCATGTGCACATCGTCATCTACCTCATACAACTCTATGATATGTTCATCATCACCATCTATAATAGCGGGGTAGCTACCCATACTATACATGGTGGCTTTGATTGTTGACTTACCAAGTAGATTAGAACCACTAATCATTCCGTGGTTGTACCTATTGCTCATCAAGGAGCCGTACACTGCTATTGTTTTCATAACCAAATTTATTGTTTAACCCACACATTCATGGTTGCGTTTAATGCACCACGTAGTGTGCCCCTAACTTTTAATCTAATAATGTCATACCTATTCCTCGAATCAAACCCCTCTATTTCCCTGCCTGGAAAGAGGGACGTTAGATACTTTTTTCTTTCATTAGATAACATGTTGATTGGCGTTCTCTTTAATAGAGAAATTAAACGACACTGTTAAACTTTCTGCTGTTACCTTATGACCGCACACCCAGTTGATACCTAGTTCTGGGAACATTTGTGCTGCTGTTACAAAGGCGTTTACGATAGTTTTTTCTATCTCTTCCTCCTTAGAAACCTCAGCCTTAACCTGTAACTGCACGTTGTGCTCTACACCTATCTCCACATCATCGTACTTTTCGCGGTCAGCTTTCTCTACGTCTGCCCAATAACCTACAGAATCAAGTATAGTACAGCCACCTACAACCCTACTAACCTGCTCTGCTACAAACTTTATAGCTTCGTGACTAGAATCAAACTTCAAAGCTTGTTCTGGTACACTCCAAGAGCTTGCTACATCTAGGCTATACATAACCTGTCTTCGTGTGTGTGTTTTTAGCATATGCTCATCTTACACCACCTGCTAATAATAGTCAATCTTTTTTCCTACTACTTTGCTACTCTTCGCTTTGCTACTAGAGAGATAAACTTTTTACCCTCATTCTTATTGTAGTATCGTAGATACTTCTCGTCGTTGCCTTTCTTAGTTACTACAGCATACGTGTACTGGGCGTGTGACTGTCGAAACTCGTCACATAGTCCTTTAATAGTACTGCCCTCCATTGTGCCTGCTACAGTAGATGGGTCGTTTGTGAAGTGAAGAACATAAGTGTTCTGCTTACTTTGCCTTGCTTTACGCTCTGCTACGATACGTCCACCCAGTGCCAATGCTTTTTCTAGGTTCATAATAGTTTGGTATTACTTTTGTTTTGATAATGTGTATATTTATACACGTTACACGCTAGGATAGAACTTTTTATATGGTGTGTTACCTAAACTTTGCTGTAGGAGTTTACGGTACTCTTTATCAAGTGCTACCAACACGGTAGCTAGTGTCCCAGCGTGTAACGTGTAGATAACTATAGAATAGTTACCTATACGCTTTGTTATACTATTGCTTTTCTTACAAGTTTTTGCACGTATGTCCGATATATGATATAGACAGTTTTTCTGACATGCTACTAGATTGCAATACTTTACAATAGTTTGTTTTGTCTTTACCGATATGATACTTTGTAGTACCTGTAGCGTTGTACGCAATAGCAGCAGCAGCACTTGTAACGGTGCTATTGCCTAAACTACCCCATAATAAAGATGTTAACGTACCATGTAAGCATGGCCTTATAGTTTGGCTGTCTATTATTACAGTAGATATAATGTGTATCATATCAGTGTAGACTTTACGTGCTGTAGTTTGGTGCCCTCTATAATATAAGCCATATGCTGCTATATTATATACCGTGGTTCAGTTTCAACGTAACAGGCAAGTTTTACAAGGTGCCTAGCTTATATGTAAGATTATTCCCATTCTACAGTACCGCTTATTATTGTATCTTTACGTACACGGCGCGGATTATGGCGCTCAGTATTCTACCTGCTAGCAGCAACCCGTTGTGGGTTCATGGCGTAGCGTGATGGTATATCCCGTTGTGTTCTCCAGTACAAGTATCCCGCTTATTCTAGTTGCATACGCTATTGTATGATTCTATCGGGTGCAACGTGTTACCGTTGCGCATTGTATATGTATTTTTCTATTGTGCCAAACTTTTGTCTGACTTGTCCCTAGCTTATCATGTTTACGTTTAACTGTAAACTATGCAAAACTAGAAACGTGTGTTATAACTTTTATCGCGTTTTGATTCGCGGGTGCATTGTACATTGTACCGTACACCATAGCAGATGCAACGTATTGCATGTGCTAGGTGTAAACTACCTTTCTTCCTGTTCTATATCTACTCTATCACGTTTTGATAATTGTACAATAGACAAGTATCTAAATCTGTGTTATAAGTTGGTTTGCCTCTATTAACGCCTGTATACGTGCTTTTTTACGCGTTTCTGCAGCATTTTCTAACACAATCTCGTCTGCCCTATGCTCTACCCAAATGGTAGTGAGACACTTATAGTCACAGTCTACCATTGTAGACTTTACCGCGGTTGCATCTGTAACGCTTGTAAGCGATACAGTAGGCAACTTGTGGCCAAAGTTTTGTACTGCTATTACTGTTACCAGTACCGCCGTGATTATTACGTGTTTATGGTTCACAGTCCAGCTTGTTTTCATCGTTTCAATGTTCTGCTTTAAGTTCATACGCTAGGTTTATTTTGTAAGCCCGTTTGGTATTACTTCCACTGATAAACATACAGGAAACATCTGTAACGGTCAAGCGTGTAACATGGGCATAGTCCCCGTATTGCTATTGTAGCCTTATTATAAAGGCTCGTTATGACACAGAAATTCTAAATGTCAAGTTTTGGCGGTCATAAAAATACCCCATTGCTGGGGTATTTTATGTGCTAGGTGCTACGCCTGTAGCTGGTAAAACTGTGTCACGTATTCTGCTAGTGTGATGGTACCGTTTGCTAGTGACTTGTCTAATGCTGCCAGTAGGATTGCATAGAGTGTTGATTGGTTCATGTTTATGGTTGTTTAGATTGTGATAATTAGATAAGTGGTTCCAAGCGCTACTGTTACTGCTACGATTACTAGGTGTTCTATCATGTGTTATATGTTATCTGCTACACCCATAATCTACATTACGTACCCGTTACTGTACAGGGTACGATATGTATAACTATCTATAGCACGCTATAATCGGGGGACAGTCACTGCTAGCACACTGTAGACAGTAACACAGTCCACAGTACCACCCCCTGTAGTACATGGTAGCTAGTAGCCATTGTCATAAGTGTAATAAGTGCCATACGTGTGATGGGTGTGATAGGTGCCATAAGTGCCATACGTGTACACCACAACCTCCCCGCACTACATAAAAGAAAACATACAACGGGACAAACCTACTATTGTATCAGATACACAATCAGACTGCAACTTGACAAGCCAGATTTTCATTGCAGAGCCACAGTTTTTGCAGATGTCAAATCGGTTTGTTAGGTCAGGGGGGTATGGGGGTGTGCGTGTGCGTATTATATATATACACCCCTCAAATATTTTATGATAAATTCAGGATTTTAGTGTAACAGGGCAGATACATAAAAAGGAGATTGAGGTGTGGGCATACACATACCCCTGAGAGGCTCTGTGTTCAATCCTAAGCGTAGTAAGCAAACATCTGGACCTGTGGTACCAACCCTGTGAAATAGAGAGCTCAAAGCTGCAATCCGCCTGTGCAATTAGTAACCCCTTGACAAATGTGGGCAAGTATGATATAATGTCAAACATTATCCAATAAGTTCTAAGCAAGAATGAATGAGTACTACAAAACAAGTACCTAAGGTAAGAAGACCACAGGTCCCTATAGTTATACCGAATGCTGACGCATTGTCTCCTGATGAGCTAGCAACAGCTAAGGAGAACGAGAAGCAAAGAAGAAAGATGGCGAGAATCAGGGGGAACGAGAACCCAGGTGCTTTCAAGAAGGGTAAGCAGGAGTTAATGACCATGAGTACCAATGAGATGGTAGCTATGGCTAAGGACACACGTAACATCACTCTTCAAGCCCTACAGATGAAGATGCAGTCTTTAATTGACAACCCAGAGGAACTAGCCAAGGTAAACATAGCAACGCTTGCTACAGCCTTTGGTATTATGTTTGACAAGGGACAGTTGATGGATGGAATGGCTACACAGAACATTGCTATCCATAAACAGATAGATGTTAACATGACCGCCAAGGATGCACTAGCAGAGTTGGACATCATGAGACAAACTTACACGGAAGAGAACAAGTAGCCCTAGCTACAGAACAAATAATCAAATCATATGGAAGAGGAAGATAAAATAGATTTGGATGTAGATGCTTTCCCTGAGTTTGAGAGACGGAAGCAACTATACCTAGACTGGCTAGAAGAACCAGAACAGAAGGAACGGTTGCTAACCAGAGCAACAATAAACAAGACTGCACTAGAGAATCCTATAGCACAAGGGTTAATACACAGGTCTTGCAAGAACCCAGAGTCTCCTGCTGAAGGTTGTATCTTCTTTATCGAGAACTTCTGCTGGACTTTTGACCCACGTAGCAAGAACAAGTTTCTTCCTATTGTGTTGTTCGATTATCAGAAGGATGCAATCAGATACATCGTAGACCACATCGACAGAGGAATTAACTTCCTTATAGAAAAGAGTAGAGACATGGGAGTCTCGTGGCTTATCGTGTATGTGTTTGTATGGTACTGGTTGTTCCATGAAGGAATCAACCTACTGATAGGTTCGTACAAAGAGAAGCTGGTAGATGACGGAGTCAACCAAGATGCGTTGTTCGGAAAGATAGAGTTCACCCTTAAGAACATTCCTAAGTGGCTTATGCCTAGAGGGTTTACCTATCGTAAGCATAGACTAAAGCTTAAGGTAATCAACCCAGAGAACAACAACATCATATCAGGAGATACGATGAACCCTAACTTCGGACGAGGTGCGCGTAAGACTGCTATCTTCTACGATGAGTTAGGTTTCTGGGATACAGCCAGAGAGTCATGGGAGTCTGGTACACAGACAACCTCATGCCAGATAGCCAACAGCACACCTAACGGTAGAGACTGGTTCTGGAAACTCAGAGTGTCTGGTATGGATGTACTGTCTCTAATTTGGAAACTACATCCACTCAAAGACCAGAAGTGGTATGACTTTGAAAAGACCCGCAACACCGCAGAGAACATGGCCCAGGAGATTGACCTCAACTATGAGAAGTCTCTATCGGGCAAAGTGTATCCTGAGTGGGAACCTGAAATGGGAATCTTTGAATACAACGAAGCATACCCAATGTACG